CGCCGCTGGCCTTAATCGAGCTGAGGACGTTACCAAACCATTTGGCTTCTTCAATCTGACGGTCGAAGGCGTCAAGCGTCGTAATGCCGAGGTCGGCGCCGGTCTGCTGTGCAGCGCCCAGGTCGATACCGCCGAGCAGTTGTGACGCTAGCGTGGTCGAGTATTCGCGGGCGGCATCGGTGGCCCGCTCGAGGTCCATCACTTGACTGTCTAGCGTGCCTTGCAGTTTCTCGACCACGCCGCGCTGCAAGTCGAAGGCCGTAGTGAGGAGGTCGGTGGCCTTCGATGCGCCACCTGACGCGGTCGATGTCTTGTCAAGGCTGGCGAAATACGAGTTAAGGTTGCCGCCCGTCGACTTGACGACCTTGCCGAGGGATTCGGCCAGACCCGTGTAGCGGCTCGTTGCTGCACTGTTCGCGTCAATGTCTGGCGTGCCCTTACCGAGCGCCATCGCTGTGCGGCTTACGCCGCCGTAGGCGTCCTCGGATGCGCCAGCCAGAGCGTCATAGGCGCCCGTCAGCTCAAGCAGCAGGTTAACGGCGGGCCCGATCACGGGGATGGACTGCACGAGCGTGCTGTTAAAGAACTGGTTGGACTCTGCAGCGCCTCGGATGAGTGTGCCGAGGTCGTCCCAGTTCGGGTCATCAAAGAATCGTTTGCCGGCCTTGGATGCCTTGTCCGATGCGATGATGAGGCCCGACAGCTCGACGACCATGTCACCGACGGCGGCGCCTACGTCCTCAAGGGCGGGCTGTAGGTCCTGCATCGCGGTCATCAGGTCGCCGGTCTTGCCCTCAGTCTTGCCGAGGGCACCGAGGAAACCAGCGCCGAAACTTTCCTGTAGCTCACCGAAGCCGACGGCTAGGCGATCCAGTTGGCCCTGGTATGTCTGACTGGCGGTCTGTGCCTGGCCGCCGAAGGTTCGGGCTAGGTCCTTGGTGATCGTGTCCATGTTGCCGGTCGCCAACACGGCCTTGTCGATACCAGCGCCTAGCCTGCTGAGTCCTGCTGTGTTGCCGTCGTACGCCTTACCGAGTGCCTGCACGACTGTGTCGAGTGATTTGCCGCTACCGGCGCTAATGTCCATTGCCAGCTTCAGCGTGCTCGTGGCCTGCTCGGTATCGCCAATTGAGCGCACTAGCCGGTCGAACGCGGGCCGCAAAGCTTCGTCAGCCACGCCTGTCTCACGCTGTAGCGCGTCGATCATGGCCTCGACCTCGGTCGTGTCATGCGCTAGTCCGAGGTTGTCGAGCGTGGTAGCTAGTTTTTGTGCCGCAGCATCGTCCTCAACGAACGCCTTAACGCCGTCGATGCCAAACTTTACGGCGGCGTAGCCTGCTGCAGCACCAGCGCCGATGAGTGCCGGGCCTAGTGCTGCGGACAACGTATTGGTCAGCCGCCTGGTGGCGTTGCCGAATCGTCCTAGGTCCTGCTCAGCTTCTCTCAGTTTGGGACCGAAGCCCTTCAGGTCCATCGCAAGCGCGAGGTACAGGGTCCGGCTCATAGCGTGTTCCTATTCCATTTGGTCGCAATAATCTCGGCGGCTTGCTCCCATTCGTGGAACGCTTGCCTGGCATACGGTGTCCTGTTGTCCATCCAGCCCGTACCGTCACCGAAGGGTGGCCACTTGGTGGCCGTACCGAGGAAGGCCGGATAGCGCACCATGTTCGTGCTAGCGCCACCGGAATATGACTTGCGGTCCTTGCCGATGAGGAGGGCGGGCAGTCGATCCGATCGGACGCGAATAGAGTCTGCGAGCTTGGGTCCCCATGCGTTAGCTGTGAGTGCTGCAGCTTTCCAGCTCGGAAGCATGTGGCGCGTGGCAATGTCGACCGAGGCGCGGCGCAGCTCGGCGCTGGCTTCCTTGGGGAGTTTTTTAAGGTCCTTGAGTACGGCGCCGAGCCCCTCGATGCGTAGGTCTGCTTGTTTAGCCACCTCGCAGCTCCTCGATGATGGTTGCCAATGTTCTCGGGTCGTAGTTGACGACCTCGGCTATTGGCCTGTTGGTCCTCATGGCTACTTGGATGATTAGCCGGCGGGGGTCGCCGTCTTGGTAGGGCCCGGTTGCTCCCGCCTGTCGATGATGACCTTATGTTCCCGAGCCCATTTCTTGACAGGCTTCAGGTCGGAAGGCTCGGGCTCAACGAGAGTGCAGTACGCGGACAGGAGATCTAGGCCCGCAGGGTAGGCCGTGACCTTGGCCTTGTCGCAGAAGTCCCGGTAGTCGACCACATGGATGGTGAGGACTGTGACCTCGACGGGCTCGGTTGCGCCGTCAAGGTACACGTCAAGTACGTCCCACATGACTACGCGAACACCAGTTCACCGGTGAGCTGTGCGGTACACATTGCCACGCCCGTGGCGTCAAAGGTCGTTTCCGCTGACTCCACATACATGGCGGCGCCGGTCCATTCACCAGTTCCACCCTCGATGACGACGGCAATGCTGGCGCCTGAGTCAACGACGGTCTGCAGCTCTTCAAAGATGCCACCCATATCGTCGTATAGGAATGACAGGTTGACGGCGCTAATAAGGTCGGTCTGGCTGAATGCGTTGCCGTCAAGTGTGCGCGTGCGCGTGATGCTCGACGTGCTGGTGACCGTGCCGCTCGTCACCTGGGCGCTGTAATCGACGGCGGCCACGGTCACAGTGAACGTGGCACCGGCAATGCTGGTTGCTCCTGGCATTGTTACTCCTTCATCGATGCGGTTAAGGATATTTCGACTGTGATGATTGAACCTTGGCTACCGACGTCCATGAGCACGGGCGGGCCGATGCTTGATACAGCGACATAGGTGGGGAGTGCCGGGAGGATAGCGTCGATGGCGTCCTCAGCGTCGAGCTGCGCCGCGCTGTTCTTGCGCGGGTTCACTACGACCATAAGGCGCCATTGTGTGCGGTACGAGAGGCGCCCGAGCCGCTCAGGGATGACCCAAGGACTGTCAGCCATAATCACGATGCTTGGCGGGATCGGTACGGGCGGCGTGGTCGTATAGACCTTGTAGCCGAGTCCGGTTACCGCCGTTGTGATCGCTAGGCGGGCCTCCGTAGTTAGTGCGGTCATCCCACCAGCGCCCCTACGTTGAGGTAGGGCGCGATGAGCGCCGAACGACTTTTAAGCAGGATGCTGTTGAGCCGATATGGGCTGGCTTGCATATCGAGGCCGACTGACTCCCCACCGGCTGCGAAGCGGGCCTGAAAAATGTCGATACCGATGCCTAGCGTCGCTTCCTTGAGCGCTGCGGGCTCGGCTGCGAGCGCCGCCGCCGTAATGACCGAGCTCACTACGGCGACGGCTGCCGCTGCCACCTGGTCGAACGGGTCTGCCGCATAGGTGAGGTCCAATGCAGTGGCCAGTTGCGTACCAGTGAGCAGCGCCATGTTTACGGCTCGACGAGTCGAACGATGCCAGCGGGCAGGTAGGCCGCTGTAACGCCGTATCCATAAATGGCGATATCGCGCCCGAGCTTGCCGACGTTCTCGGCGTTCGCCAGGCGCGGGCCGTCCTCGATCCACCGGGCAGATTCGCCGTTGGTGACAATGGCGTGGTTTCCTGCGTCGCCGTCAAGCCACTTGGCGCGCACGACTCGAAGGCCGGACACGTTGACGAGGAGGCTGGACGCCGTTGCGACACCGCTGACGTTCTGCACCGAGTAGGGGGCGGGGAAGAAAGATTCCCAGCCGCCAATCTCGATCATGAGCGCCGTGGAGGCGTAGACGATGCTGGCGGGCATGCCGGTGGCGTCCTCGCATTCCATTGATGCCTCGAAGACTGCCGACCTGAAGACTGACCCGGTGGTGTCGCCTGACAAGTCGTAGTTGACCGTGCCCGAGCCTTGCTGCCAAATGTCGGCAGTGAACTTCCGGTCAGTCACCGTCGAGTACGACGCCGCCATGATGCGGTTGTGTGCGTCAAGGTAGGACGGCTGCGAACGTTGCAGCAGCTGGTACGAGATGTCTGAGCCGGCGGCGTAGGTCTCAAGCGTGGCCGTGCCCTTTTCGATGCTGATTTGCACCGAATTGACTTCGTCCTTTTCGTTGGCTTGCGCCTCAACAATGTCGGTGAGGACGCCGTCGAAGTAAGGCCAGTTGATGTCTAGGCCGACTGTGCCGGCTGACTGAGGACCACCGACGCCCGTGATCACGGGGCGCCCGAGGTCGATGATGCCCCGGACTTGCTGCAGCCACACGGGCGGCATCACGCCGGGATTGTCACCAGTTACCTGGTCAAACAGCGCCCGAGTCTCAAGGCCGTCTAGTACGGCCTTGGAGTAGTCCCCGAAGCTGCGGAACTGTGCGAGCGGGTGCACGGGCTCGGCGACGTGCACAACGGCATGCACCTCACGGCGCAGCTCGTCGATGGCCTCCCGAGCGAGAATGTCTGCGACGACCGCCGGGGCGGCGTCCTCGACGGTTTCAACGGACATTACTTCTCCTTCTCTGATTGCTCCTACGCCTGCCGATGAGTAGGCAGGCTGATGGGTGAGACTCACCTCAGCCAATGCGGCCTTGGTGTAGACGATGGAATTACTGCCCTTGTTGCGCTTGGACTCTAGGGGAGCGAATCCCACCGACAGGCCACGACTAGAGCCGGTCCGCATGAGCGTCGCAGCATCACGACCTAGGGACGTGTTCACTACGTCGAAGTCGATGTAGAGCCCGTCGGCCTCGTTCGTTGCCGCTGTGATCAAGCCGATGGGTTCGTTGTGCCGGTACGCGAGCGGCCTGCCTACGACCGAGTCAACATCGAACGCGCCGGGAGCGAACGACTCCCGGACACCCTCAAACTCAATCTCAACGCCGTAGGGAACTGCCATGCCGTAGCCGGTGCCGATGATGTCGCCGCCGTCCTCACTTGCTCGCGTGTGCAGCAGTAGTGGGCCTTCGGTCGTGATGTGTCTCATTTAGCCACCCATCTGTACGAGGCTCGTTGGTGTGAGGCCGAGCGTGTTAATGTCGATCACGAGGCGGGCCTCCTCAGGCGTGAGCACGCCTAGGGGGACAAGTTTCTGCACGAGGTCCCCAAGGTCGGCGGCGTTCCCTCGAAGGAAGCCGCTCGTGTCGAACCTCACAGCATGGCCTCGAGGTGTGACATCGGGCATTGATAGCCGGTGCGTGATCATGTCCATAACTGGCCGGAGGCTGATGTCGAGTAGCTGGCGGTACAGGTCCACACGGTTGGCGTAGACGAGACTGGACCCGCTCACGCTTGCGCCAACCCACACGGGGTCTAGGTTTGCTAGGCGTGCAATACCAATCGCTGATTCGTTGCGGGCCTCGACTAGGGCGAGATCTCGGGCTGACCAGCCCATGCCCTTAGCCTCAATGGCGCTGTTCAAGTAGGCCGTGGCCCTGTTGCTCCTGGCTTCTTCCCAAGCAGCTAGCAGCGCGTCGACGGTTGCCGCCGGGAGGTCGGCGCCCGTGTTCTTCAGGACCACGGTGGGCATGGGGTATTCCGAGTAATTGAGCGTGGCAGCCTCAAGGGCTGCGGCTGTGTTGATCGCAGCAGCTCCCGTAGTCAACCAGCCGCCGAGGCCGTCGCCATAGAACTTGATCACGTCACGGGCCGGGACAGGGCTGCCGATGTAATAGAACGGGTCGACCGGAGGGAACTGGGTGTTCTGGTTCGCCGTCGAGTGTGTGGTGAGGTCGGACACGTCGTCCACGTCCATGACCATGATTTCCCGAGGGAATCCGTCCCACGTCCTGTCAACCACCAGCCAATAGGCCCGGTCGTGCAGTAGCAGGTTTTCAATCGTGCGGGCCATGACCGATGTGTAGGGCAGGTAGCTCGACGGCATCACTAGGACGCTCTGGGTGTCGATGGGCTCATTGCCTCGGTAGGTGCGTAGCCCAAACCCGGAGATGGTGTGGCTGTATGTCTTGAGCGCGTCGACGAACGCGGGGACCTGAAGCGCGGTCAGCCTGTTGGTTCGGAACGATGAGCCGGCGCCCTGGATCATTTGCAGCAGCGCCGTGCCCGCGCCCTCCCGCACATGTACAGACGGACCGCCCCTATCTGCTGCACCCCTGCCCGGGCCTGTACGCGGGGAGCTCACATATGTAGGAGCGGTCCATCTCGGACGGGGAAACGCCACGCGCCCATATTACAGCTTTATAACGATTGTCAAGCTCTGCGGCGGCTGTGAATTATTGCCGTCGGTCGCTGGCGCTTAGTCGCCTGGGCTGCTGCAAACATGACGGCCCGAGCTGCATACGACGGACCTGCACCCATCGCGCTAGACAACGTCCAGCCGGCGTCACGTTTGGAGATGCGGGATGCCGCTAGATGTTCGCGTAGGACTAGGCCGCCATCGTGCAGAATCGCCCGCCGGTCGAACAAGTCGAGTAGCGACTGTGTGCCGGCTACGGCCTCACGTTGCCCCACCAGTTCGTCGAAGCGTTCGTGTAGGCGGTCAACGTAGCCAGGTGTCACGATGACGAACAGCATCGGATGCTGTGCGCGTAGCTCGGCTAGCCGCTCGTCGACCTGCTTAATTGTTCGCATTGTCGATACGCGCACAACCACCCGCTCGTCCTCGAGGACGCCAGCGACAGCGACGGCGTGGCCCTGACCGTCGAACGCTGATTCGACAGCGACCGTCCAGGTCGTCGACTCCGGTAGTTCCGTGTCGCTGGTGGTGTCGGCCCATTGTGAGTCTTTCAGCCAGCCGCCCGACTTGGTCACCCATTGGTTGCACCACTCACGACGAAAGGACGACTCCTCGATAGTCGAGTGTTGACGCGCTACGAACGTTTGCCGGCGCTCCGTCCACTCTGGGGAGGCCCATGCCCAAGTCTCGGGCTCGTCGGGGTCGGCATCGGCAGGCGCCGACCACTCAAGTAGCAGCGTGCCGGCTGGCGCGTCGAGCTGCTCGATGGCCGCCGAACGGTACTGAATCATGAGATCACTTGACGAATCCCCCGCCGTCGACACCAGCCACAGCTGTGGCTGCTCACGCTCCGACATGGTCGGCATCACGGCGTCATCGATGACGTTGCGTGGAATCTTCCAAGCCTCGTCAGCGAACACCATCGAACATGAGTACCCCACACCAGCGCTCTCGTTGGCGGCATGAATCAGCCAACGGTCGCCGCTCGGGAGGCTAATGCCTGGTGCAGTATTTCCCCACCGGACCGAGCCCTTCCCGTACTTGGCTAACGCCCACAGGCCCGCCGGTCGTATGACTTCCATAGCGGTATCGCGCCGGTTAGCCATGTGCAAGATGGTCTGCGGTTCGCCGAACAGTTCCGAGTGATGCAGGCGCCACATGCAGATTCCACGGGACAGCCACGACTTGCCCGACTGTCTCCCCACCGTGAGAACGACCACCGACCACACCAGCTTGCCGTCCTGGTCATGCTCAAGCGCCCGATCTAGCGCGTGACGTTGCCAGCCACGCAACGTCATACCGTAGGCGCTCGACAGCCACTCCGCAGCAGCTCCACCGTGAGTCCCCCGCACCGTCGCAGGCGCCCTAGTTTCAAGGCGGGGTCGAACCCATCC